CGCACGTGCGGGCTTCCGAGCTTAACCGGCTTCCATTTCGGACCCTGTTTGGTGTATGAGTAGCGTAGTGACTCGCACTATCAGAACGCGGACCCGTTCCAAATCCCTTGCTGGGAAAAAGACGGTTACAACCGCGCTTGGTCAGAACTTGCCGTCTACCAGAACACTTTCCTGGTCGGATAGCATTACTGACTACCATGGGCGCCCGCCGACGGACAGCAGCCTCAGCTCCACGCAACTGCGTTGGGAGCTTACAGCTAACGGTTCTGCGGTAAGCGCTAGTGGTTATGGTACTGTGCACTACTGCGTGACTTTCGATCGGTGGCCTTTAGCGTTTGCGGGTCTCTTCACAGAGACACCGCTGCCGCCTCCGGATGGTTGGTATCTTGATGCAATCGCTAGGAGCAATCCTTCGCGACCAGTCTTGACGCCTCCCACTTTGGTACAGGACATCGTCGAAATCCCTAAAATGCTCCGAGACCTCGGGAAGCTGCTGAACAAACCACGTAAACTTATGTCTGCCAATGAGCAGGCATCGTTCTACTTGGCGATTCAGTTTGGTTGGCTTCCTTTGGTGCAGGACATCCGCCAGTTGCTTGATCTACAGTCCTACATCCTACGAAAGGACAAGGAACTTAATGATCTGTACTCTGGCAAGGGACTCAGGCGGAAACTCACTTTTGGTTCTGATTGTACTGTAAAGGAAGCGGTAGAAGCGGTTTCCAGTTACGGAACCACTAACTACATGTATTTTCCGTTATCAGTTATGGTAACGAAAAACAGTTGGGCCACCATCCGGTGGACTCCAACGTCTCCTCCAAAGTACGGTCACGGAAATGACGAGTCACAAAATCAGTACGCTCGCCGCATCGTCCTAGGGCTGACCCCTGAGGGGTTGGCCAAAGGCGCATGGGACGTAGTCCCATGGACGTGGCTAATCGGCTGGTTTACGAATGTTGGTTCATACGCGTTAGCGCATTCCAACACTGTGCCAGCTTCGCACGGGAGCGCATGCTTCATGAGTGAAGTTGACCACCTCGTCATGCCGCAACAACCATATACCCGGGATATGCTAGATGCACACCTGAGTATTAGTGGTTCCGCAAAGCGGACCCTGAAGACTAGAATTGTTTCAGGATCCGTTACACCAGGCTTCAACATGCCCTACTTGGACATGTTTCGGCTGTCCATACTCGGGGCCTTATCCATTCAACGCTACAAGCGCTGGTGGACCCCCGGGCGTGGTTTTGGGTGAACTCTATGCTTGGTACCTCTCTTACTTGCACACTGGATGGTAGCGGTGGCACCGCCAAGGTGTTACCACTTATCAACCAGGACGGCTACTCGAGCGAGTATTATCTCGACGAGGGTCTCGTGACGTACCGCGCGAAAGTGCGGCATTCCCGGGACAATGTCAAAGCCGGCACACAGGCCTACGATCGTCACACCGTGACGTTTACGAGGTTCCTGAAACCAACTACGACGGCCGTCGGCTCGCAATCCGAAGTGACGTTCACGGTCAGAAATGATCCGAGCGGAACTGCCTCAGACATCATCGATGTCGCCGAGGCCATGTCTTTTTACATGGTCAAGGCAGGCGGGATTGCAGCTAAACTTCTGGGCTGGGAGTCCTAACAAGGGCGCCAACTCAGGTGTGAGAGGGCTCTACTGAGCTACAGACGCTCGCCATAGGAGTCATCCCATGGTGGACACTAATAGCTATGTAGAGTTTATCCTAGGCACGTTAAAGGCGCAGTTAGTCGATTGCGCCCTGCAGTACCCAGAACTTACCAAGGAGTTCGACAGGGATTATATCCGGTTGAGCTCCGCGATCAAATGTCATGGCATCCGCTTTGCATTGGATACCATGCCTGCCTACCGAAAGCACTTTGACAAGTGCCTAGATAAGCGGCGCCTAAGCCCTTCAGGTCTACTCCACTTTGGAGTAACCGAAAAGGACGGGACGATCCCACGACTGTTTCGGGGTTTAGTCCTGCGCGTTTTCGATCGTTCTGGTATTATGAGGAATGATCCGGATAAAGAGGCCGTGCGGTGGATACGACAACTCTTAGGAGTTGTTCGCAAGCTACACATGACCTCTAGCGACCGCGACACTCGCAAGAGTGTGCGGGAGTTTTTCCGGGTTGATGCTGCTACTAGATTAGGGGATCTCTCATGGAGAGACCCTGGTCAGTTCGAGGCCTTCGTGGAACGGCTGCATAGATCCTTCACGGACCTTGTGTCGTCGAACCAGGGGGCAGCGAGTCTCCTAGAGTTGGAGATAGCAGACTCCACACCACCTTCATATGGCCTGTTGGACGTAGTACAGCAAACTGCTGACTTTGTCACTAGCAGGTTGGGCGTGTTTGACCCAATGGAGTGGAGACCTCGTCATGGACCTGGTGCAGTTTCAGACCTTGGCTTTGAAGACGATAAGTACGCCTTTGAGACTTGGCCTGAAAGGTTGGACGCTGTGTTCCCATACGCTGACTTCGCTTGCGCGAACTACGCGGCTGTGGATCACTGTGAGGTTGCAGAGGCCCGGGCTCATGGTTTTTTCCATGAGCATCCGGCCAGACTCTGCGCGGTACCGAAGACGCTTGCGACCCCACGGCTCATCGCCGTCGAGCCCTCGTATCTCATGTGGTGCCAGCAGTCAGTCCGAGAATATCTCTACAACCGAGTTAGCGAAACCGTCGTTTCCAATTTTATCGACTTCCGTCGACAAGAAAAGAACGGCGATCTAGCGCTCTCAGCCTCCCTAGATTCGGAACTGGCAACGATAGATTTATCGTCAGCTTCGGATCGGATATCCTGTTGGTGCGTTGAGCGGCTCTTTCGTCGCTCTCCGTCCTTGCTTTCTGCCTTAGCGGCCACCAGGTCGCTATGGGTTGAGCAGGATATTTGTCAGGACATCCCGAGGTACGTGTACCTCAGGAAGTTCAGCACTATGGGCAATGCGACTACTTTTCCGGTGCAGTCCCTGTTTTTCTTGGTTTGTGCGCTGGGCTGCGTGCTTCATGCACGTGGCCTGCGTGTGACCGACAAGAACATACGCGCACTCGGTAGTAGTACGGTTCGTGTCTTTGGGGACGACATTATAGTTCCCAAGGACGTTTCTGGTGTGCTGGTGGAACTGCTCCATGCCTTAGGACTTAAGGTGAATTCCCATAAAAGCTTCTGCGAAGGAAACTTCCGGGAGTCCTGTGGGGTCGACGCTTTTGGAGGTCACGATGTGACCACCGCGAACGTTTTGGATGTTCCACGACGTGCTAGTCCTGAATCCATCGCGTCTACGATCGATGTTCATAATAACCTTTGGGAAAAGGCTATGTACAACACCGCGTCGTACATACGGAAAACAGCCGAACTGAGCGGTCTAACGCAGATTCGCGAAGTGAAGCATGGATCAGGGCTCTTTGGTTGGTCGTCGGTGTATGGGCATGCTCCTGAGGGTCTGAGGACCCGGTGGAATAGCGCTCTACACCGGCTAGAAGTTCAATGTCTTAACATAGTAGTGAAGACACAGTGGACTCCAGCCGAGGAAAACGCCGGGTTGCTCCGGTACTTCACCGAAGCACGTGAGTTGGTAACTAGCGCAACTTCTACGCTTCATTACCTGACTCGGCGACCTAAGGCTAAGGTCGGCCTTAGGTGGGTCCCTGTTGAAGGGATGACTCGAC